CAGTTGGGTCTTCTACCTGTAAGGTAGTCTCATAATCATCTGCTGTTGCACCTTCAAATGTAATGCTGGTATCAAATGTACCAACTGCTGGGGCTGCTGCCCACTTAAGACCACTTGTTTCTGCAGAGTCTGCTGTAAGAATATATCCATTTGTACCTGCTGCCAAACGAGTAACGGTATTATCCGCACTTCCTACTAGCAAATCACCCTTAGCATCAACAAGGCTTTCTGTCAAAACATCGTGACCATTAACGGTTGCTGTTGATCCTTCAACAACTAAACCATTTTTAATCTTGAAGTCTTTATTTACTGTTGCCATAGTTTATCTCTCCTTATGCCTTTAGTCCCATACGTGCATAACGTACAGTTACAGGCGTTATACCGACTACTGGAGTAACCGTTATGGATACTGTATTTCCAGCGCGGGAGACGCTAATGGTGCCAATATTCCCATCGTTGTCTATTGTTCCATATTCATTGACATTTACATTTGTGCCGTCAATCAATATAGTCATTTCTGTAGCGTAATATTTATTATCGCCACCAGAAGTCTTTTTTATGGAAATGATATATTTAACCATTCTCCATTCTGTTGCATCAAAATTATCAATTACTGTGGCACTTTCAATACCATTGATTGTTGATTCATTATTGCCAGCACTACCCAAATCTGTTGATTGTGCTGCCGTTGAATCAATTAAATCTTCATAATCCGCTTGAGTTGGGCGATCTCCTGTTTGAAACAGGGCTTTTACTGATGATAATGAGATTTTGGCCATGCCTAAATTATAACATAATTATTTTATAATTTTATAAAATATAGTTGCTTAAACCAATAATTTGTAATGGAATTGGCGGTGCATTGTTTTGACTAAACCCTATAATATCTATATCTGTAATTCTTATTCTAAAAGGTAAAAGTTCATTAATTGTTATGTTTTTGTCTACTTTTTCTTTAATAGAAACTCTAGCATAATCTTTATCATTAAACTTTACGCTTTTATATCTTGACTTTTCTTTTAAAGAAACAGAAGCCATTAATCTGTTACGTCTTCTAGAACTACCATCTTTCCTCTAGCAACAGTCCAAACTCGTGTTGCATCAGATAGTTCAATATCAAAGACATCTCCAGTTCTTAATTGATTAGATTGATTAGATGTTAATTTAACAGTAAATTCTCCATCTCCATCATCCCCGTCTGGAGCAGGGGTTAGTGTAAATACTGTTCCTGCATCATCTTGATCAAAATCATCTGCATCATCAGGTCTTCTAAATTCAGCACTAATATCCCAATCAGCAATTACCAGTGGAATTTTGGCATCATCTGTAACATATACCCTAAATGCTGCTGTATCGCCCTTTACGATAGTCCATTTTACTAATGGCGGGGCATCACCAATATCATAAGATGATTGTCCTGAACCTCTAAAATTAGCCATAAAAGAATTATAACATAATTACGTAAATACGTTAAGATTTGACAAAAAATAAAATTCTATGCTATACTAATAAGTAACACCATTAAAAGATGGTGTTTTGTTTTCTAAGGAGGAAACGATCATGAATAAATCGGCAATGATTGGCGTACTCTCAGGGGTAGCAGCAATAGCATTTTTTGCTAATTCCGCTGCAAATGCTGAAAATAATTTAAATTATAACTCCGTCTATGACGCAGACCTGACCGCGAAAGCGGTTTTTTCCGTTTCTAAAGAGGAAAATAATAAACCTATCAAAAAATACAAATATGGAACTCCTCTTGAAAAAGAAGAACTAATTAAGATATTAAAATCTGTAGGGTTTGAAGGATATGCTCTTAAGGTTGCTTGGGCAACGGTAATGAAAGAATCTATGGGCACTCCTAACTCTTGGAATCCTAATAGAAAAACTAGAGACAACTCTTATGGCCTATTTCAAATAAATATGCTTGGTGAAATGGGAGAGGTAAGACGAGAAAAGTTTAATCTAAAGTCTAATCAAGAGTTGTTTGATCCAGTTAAAAATGCAGAAATTGCTTATCATATGAGTGATGGGGGCAAGGACTGGTCTGCTTGGAAAGGCATTACTTGGAAAACTAAAGAGTGGATGGAAAGGTATTAGTTTATACCGACTGCCACTTATCTAATGGACAAGATGCATCTTTTAGTTTTGTTTTTGCTTCCATAAAACAACCACATTGTTTACATTGAATAGTTGTTTTTAATAATTCTGGACAAGACATGCAAATTTGTAGCCTTTGTTTAGCGACATCATTTCCAACCCAATTTTTTTTATTTAATAAATGCCAAGGTTTAACATTATTATTTTTCATTTATTTTTTCCTTTTATCCACCAATGCATTTTTCTTCTATTGCCATAAGGATGAATATGTTTTTCTGCTGGAACTCCTTCTGGTATTAATTGTGGAGTTTTTACAAAATTGTCTTCTGTAACCCTAACATTTTTTAAATGTGTAGATGTTGCTTTTGTATTAATTGAAATATTAAATTTTAAATCCCTTACTTTTTTACAAAAATAAATATCCTCGCTAATCCATTGATAATATGGATATCCCCAATACTCGTCTTGAAACCATTGTGGCATTTGATCTGGATTATTTTTTTGTACTGCTTCATATACTGACCTGTGAACCAATAAGAATCCAGCACCTACTGAATGCAAATCGTCAATAACTTCTTTATCCCAATCAGAAATCCAATATCCTAAATCTGGATATTCAAGACTTTTATATTGACCAGACAAAACTAATTTATCATTTAATGGTAAAAAATATGAGCCAGATATAACTGGACGCAAAATTTTGTCTGCACTATTTATCAACGTATCAAAACTTTCTAAAGTTACTAAAACATCACAATCCATTAATAAAAGCCAGTCAGCATCTGTTTTTAAAAAATATTCAACACAAGAATTTTTATTATTAGAAAGGTAATGACCACTTGCAATAAAAACATCCTTAATTTTTTCTTTTCTATGAATTAAAATTTGCATTATATAAGCAACAAATCCACTATAAACAGAACCAGAATCTGGCCAAGCAATTACTATTTTTTCATTTTTATTCATAAATATTCTTTCTTTTGTCTACTATATTTTTTATAAAATCTATCATTACTTCTTGTTGTTGTCCCCAAGTATTTTGCAGGCTTTACTAATGCTGGATCAAAAACAGAAAGCCATTTTTTTCTTTTAAATGGAATAATTTGAGCAAATGGAGTTCCTTTTGGAATTACACCCTCAAATCCTTCTTTTATAAAAAATGGAATATTTCCAGAAGCAAAAAACTTATCACTGTCTACAACTGCTGATACTGTTGTAAATGGTAAATCAAATCTATTTAAAGGATGTGTGACCAATGTGCTATACCCTCTTGGAGTTTTCCATCCCCATTCAGGAAGCCAAATTAGATGATTATCAAGGTGTCCCGCTGGTCTGGGAATTGTATGCCCAGAAAGACCAGTTCTTTCTCCTATTTGATTAGATTGAACATCTTCACTATTTTCCCAAGATATGTCAATTTCTCCATTTTGTTTTTTTACTACTGTTATATCAACCCAAGTTAATAAAACATATCCAGACAACAATGCATCTAAAAATGGCAAACATCTTTTTAAACCAGAAGTTAACTTTCCAGTTTTTTCATCAACATAATCTAGTTCTGCTCTCTTATACCAAACTGGAACTGTTTTTTTTGTTGGAACTGGATGCGGTGCGCCAATATCTTCGCTAACTGGAATAAAATGAATAGTTCTCATTTAAAAAATCATTCAGAACTATATATATCGTCAACAGAGAACTGACCATCTTCAATTAAAACAATTTGCTCAGAATCTAATAAAATTCTTGCAAAAAGTTCTCCTGTGCCAGTTAAATACTTTACTTTTCCATCAATAATAAATGCCATATTATAACTATAATCTGTGAGATCAAGTTCTATATTTTCTATTTCATTTAAAGGTCTAGGGGTTTTCATTATTCTCCTTATATTTTATTATATCACATCTACTGAAAAGTTGTCAACAGTTGTTTGCTGTTGTGCACTTGGAATTAATATAATTCCATGTTTAGATGTTCTTGTAGCACCTGTTGCCGTATTTGTTAATGTTCCAAGGTTAGTTCCTGTTTGACCTGGCGATGAATAACCTGTACCACTTATAGATGTTCCATTTAATATTAATTTAATTGACGCTGCTGCAGAAGAAAGTGCTTGAGTTGTAACAGTTGTAATTGTGTTAGCAATTGATTTAATTAATGTTAAAGAATAACTATAGGTATTTGCATATGCTCCGCAAAAAAAAGAATATGATTCTGTACCAGTATAATTTGGAGCAGTATAACCAGAACTTCCAGGAGTGAAGGCTCCTGCGATATATGTGTATCCTGGTGCATATTGATTTGCATATTGAACACAAATTTCATAATATCCAAACTCGCCATCACTTACACCTGTATAAGAAACACAATAATTTGAAACATACCCAGGATCTGTATAATTTGGAGCAGTATAACTAGAACTTCCAGGAGTAAAGGCTCCTGCGGTAAATGATGGCGCTGTATAATTAACATACCCAGAAGAACATGTGCTTCCACTGATTGAAGAAGTACTTGCAAGTGCCCACCAATTTTGAGTATCGCTTATCCAAAATGCCGATCCACTTCCATTTGATACATCAAGATTTATAATTGCATTTGGAGAAGTAAAATTTACTGCAGCAATTGGATAATCTGATGGAGAAGTTGCAGTTGTTGCTTGAGATCCATTTGCTGACCAAACTCCTTTTGTTGCTTCCCAAACATCTCCACTTGTTGCTGTTCCTAAAGACCCACTTGTTGTTCTTGTAAAATAATCAAATATTCTTTTTAAGCCTGACATTGATCCATATGCTTTTGCAGATATGCTTGCAATTGATGAAAGTATTGGCATTATATATTAAGCAAACTTAGTTTGGGATGCCAGAACTGTGAACGCTGTAGATCCTGTTTTAATTACTGTATAGGAATAAGAGTCAATAGAACTGGTATTGCCAGACGAAGGTGCTGTTCCTCCCTGCCATTTTGGTGTAATTGAATTACCATCAATGGTTAGTGTTGAATGATAATATGCTGTTGCACCATTTGTTACTAAAAATACTACAGTAAGTGCATCTCCAGTATTTAATAGTGAATCAAGAGTTGTACTTCCATCACCTCTTATATTCAAAGTAAAATTTCCACTAGCATTTGATGTGTAGTATAAAACACTTTGCGTGATAACATCAAAATTATGCGTAGCGCTTCCTGCTGCAGTTGCAGAAATTGTAACTTTTTCTCTTGGTGAAACTAAAAATGAACGAGATAAGGTTGGAGTTGTTCCAAATACTAAAGAACCAGTACCTGTTGTTGACCCAGTAATTTGTGAAGTAGATACTGTTGGTGCAGACCATTTTAATCCAAATGTAGCATTTGTGCTGTCAGCAGTTAAAACATGTCCATCACTACCAATTGTTAAATTATCAACTGTGTTATCTGCAGAACCAACTATTAAATCACCTTTTGCATCAATAATAGATTCTAAAACAACACCCTCTAAACTTGTATCAATTCCATCAATTCTTGTATCAATGTCATCTAAATATTTTGAAATACCAGCAGTTGCCAATCCTTCTGGTTCTGCTTCTTGTCCCCAATGATAATATTTAAGAGCAACCTGAATATCTGCTGGATCTGCCATTGCTGGAACTTTTGCAAGTGGGTATTTAGAACTACCAATATTTGTGGCTGCCATAATAAATTATTATAACACAAAGTTACTATGAAATAACGTGGCCGTTGTCTTCTCCAAGACTTATTGAAAGCATAACGTTATATTGACCAGATAAGTTAGTCCATGTTTCATCATCTAAATATTTTGCTTTAATGGTAAAGGACAAATCTGTTCCAGATAAAACTGGTTTTCCAATAACAGAAGAAAGAATGTTATATTGAGAAACCTTTCCTCTAATGCTATGATGAATTACAAAATCATAGTTTCCATCTATTTCAGTTAATCCAAAAATATCAACAATATCATATGTAAAGGTGGCAGAACCAGAAGCAAATGTTGCCCCTTCTATAGTGTGATAAGTTGTTGGAGCAAATTTTCCAACAATTGTCCATGTTGAATCTATATATTGATAAAGTTGCGAATTAGAAACATCTAGATATAAATCATTTGCTAATGGTGTTTCTGATATTGTTGCTCCACTTGGAACGCCAGAACCAACAAATTGCTTACTTCCTCTTGTTCCAGTTTGTCCAATATCAACAGAAACATTTATAGTTTCTACTGGTCCAAAAACAGATAGTTCTGGATCTGAAACAACAACTTCTGGCATTATACTGCTGCTCCAGTAACATCATCTTGAACTGTAATTGTTCCAGTTAATAAAGTGTATCTAAGATCTGCACCATTATAAATCTCAACATCATAATAATATGTTGAACCACCTTCTAAGTCTCTTCCACCATCTGGTGTTATTGTGCACGTAATTGTATCGTTTCCTGTGTTAATAGATGCACTAAGGTCAGAAGAACCATTAGATGTTAAAACTAAATCTCTAGAAGCACCCCTTGCGTCTGCTATTGTAAATATTGCATCTCTTGTTGGAGCGGTTTCCGATTTATATGCGGAAAGATCAAATGCTGCACCTGTAGAATCTTTCGGGGAAATTACAAAACGAAATGTGTCACCACGATAATAATCAAAATTGTAT